GGTGACGCACGACTTCCAAAGGTACTCATTCCTATGATTCGTCGTACATTCCCTGAGCTTATCACTAATGAAATCGTAGGCGTTCAGCCGATGTCTGGTCCTGTTGGACTCGCATTCGCTCTTCGTTACAAATACGAAGGTGACACTCTTGGCGGCGGCGATTCTCGCCCTTCTAATGTAAATGGCGCAGGTATTGACGGCAAAGAAGCTGGTTACAATAACCTCGACACTCGTTTCTCAGGTACAAGCTCAGATGCTCTAACTGGAGACGCTGACGGTCACTTCCCAATGGTTGGTGAAGACCAAGGTGTAGCTGATCTTCTTAAGAACTTCGAGATTAATGACCAAATCCCACAAATGACTATCGGTTTCGAAAAAACTGCTGTGGAAGCTGGTACACGTAGACTTGCTGCTAAATGGTCAGTTGAGCTTGAGCAAGATGTTCGCAACATGAACGGTATCGATATCGATAACGAAATGACTAATGCGATGTCTTACGAGATTCAAGCTGAGATCGACCGTGAAATGATCATGCGTATGATCCAAGTAACTCTTTCTGCTGGACGTGGTAAAGGTTATTCCATCTGGGAGCCAGCATCTGCTGACGGTCGTTGGATGGGTGAGCGTAACCGTCACTTCTACCAAAAGATTCTTGTAGAAGCTAATCGTGTTGCTATCCGTAATCGTCGTGGTGCTGCTAACTTCATCGTTGCTACTCCATCCGTTTGCGCAATGCTTGAGTCACTTCCTGAATTCCAATTCATGCCTGTAGCTGGTAACGTTAATACGCAGCCAGTAGGTATCGCTAAACTTGGTACTCTTGCAAGTCGTTTCAACGTTTATCGTGACACTCGTACCGAAGCTCAGTATGTTTCTGGTAGCCGTACTGCTGGTATCGATTACGCTCTCCTTGGTTACAAGGGTCCAGAGTTCTTCGACACTGGTATCATCTACTGCCCATACATCCCAGTTATGGTACAGCGCACAATCGATCCAGTTCGCTTCAACCCAATCGTTGGTCTTATGACACGTTATGGTGTTGTTGATCACCTATTCGGTGCTGACCTGTTCTATCACACAATCATCGTGAAGAACCTTGACGTAGCGTTCGCACCTGGCGAAACTTCAGTATTCATGACTGAAGACCACTACGTATAAGTCGATTATATAAAATTATATCTAAACCCCGTCGATATTTCGACGGGGTTTTTTTGTGGGTTAATTATTGACAATTGGGTATAAATCATATAAATACTTGAAATGAGCCGTAAAAAAACATTTGAAGAGTATATTAAAGATTTTAATTTAATACATTATTCATATTATACATATACTAACCCCCAAATAATAGACGGGAATAGGAGTAAAATAAAAATAAATTGCCCAAACCATGGTGAATTCATTCAGCAGATCTCAGCACATAAAAGTGGGCAAGGATGTCCCAAATGTGCAAAAAATAAGACAGCTCATGCGAAAAAATTAAATACAGATAGCTTTATAAAGGATGCTACAAGTATTCATGGCAATAAATATGATTACACTGATTCAATATACGTTGATAATAAAACTAAAGTTGCTGTAGTTTGTCCCGAACATGGTGTATTTTATCAAACAAGAAATAACCATATTATACAGAAACAAGGTTGTCCTCATTGTGGTTTAAAGAAAAGAAAGAATTCTAAAACATTAACAACATATGAATTTAACGAAAAATCTAAAAATATTCATAATGATTTATACGATTACACTAACGTAGAATATACAAATTCAAAAACCCCAGTTAAATTAATCTGCAAACATCATGGTGAATTTGATATTATACCATATAACCATTTAAAGGGTGCTGGGTGTAAAAAATGTAAAGCTGAACAACAAAGATTTAAACTATCTAGAAAAACTGAATATGTAGATAGAGTTAATGTAATACATAATGATAAATATAGGTATCCACTTTTTGATAATGAATATATTAACGTTGGATCAAAAATCACTATTATGTGTACAAAACATGGTGAATTTACTCAAATCGCTAAAGATCATTTGCGTGGTTGTGGTTGCCCAAAATGTAGTAACCAGATATCTAAATATGAAGAATTTATTAAAAAATATTTAGAAAAAAATGATATAAAATACAAAGAGAGAGATCGTGATTTAATAAAACCATATGAAATAGATTTCTTATTACCAGAATATAATATTGCTATAGAGATAAATGGTGTATATTGGCATGGTGAGCAATCTGGTAAAGATAAACATTATCATAAAAATAAGACTAATATGTGTAAAAACTCTGGTCATAGACTTATCCATTTTTTTGAAGATGAATTGCAAAAAGAAAAGGTGATTTTATCTAAACTTAATACGTTACTTAAAATTAACAAAAAACCTATATATGCTAGAAAATGTCAAGTAAAGGAGATTGATACTAAAACTAAAGTAAAATTTTTAAATAAATATCATCTACAGGGTAATTGTAAATCAAATAAATCTATAGGTCTATACTATAAAAATAGATTAGTATCTGTTATGACTTTTGGTAAAAATAGATCTGGTGAAACTGAGTTGAATAGGTTTTGCTCGGTGTTTAATTTTTATATTATCGGTGGAGCGAGTAAATTATTTAAACACTATACTAGACAATGTGTTGATGATTACGTTGTATCATACGCTGATCTAACTCTTAGTGATGGTGAAATGTATCATACCCTCGGATTTCAATTGGATAATAGTAAAAGAAGTTCTGAACCAGATTATAAATATTATAATCGATCAAAATCGTCATATATAAGGCATCATAAATCAAAATTCGCTAAGTCTAGATTAAATTGTGAAGTTGATAACTACGATCCGAATAAAACTGAATGGGAGAATATGAAGGATAATGGGTGGGATAGAATTTGGGATTGTGGTAAACTTAGGTTCGTTTATAATATTTTTAATTATTACGCATAATATTATAAATAATTTTATGAGTAATAGTGAAAAACAAATCTGTGGTAAGTGTAAACATTTTCAAGACCCCATGTTCGGAGTCCCTATATGTAAAAAATTAAAAACCGACACAACTAAACAATCACAACCTAAATCCAAAAATTGTTATGAACCTGTTTAATTTTTGTTGACAAAAATTAAAATACTAACATGATGGTTTTCATATATTAAATATGAAAACATTAACGAGTGAACAAAAGGTAGTTTATAAGAAAGCTGTAAAATTATCTAGGGGGTTGTACAAGTATAATTTTACTGAATTATTCCCTGACGGTAAAGATAGGTTTGAGGTACCTATTGATAATGTTGACCACACTGTAAGTGATTCGTATAAATTAGTTAATAATTACCTTACTGATAGTGGGTACATTGTAGATGATTACGTTCGTGGTTATGCTACAAAAACTGGGGTTAAGAATAAGTATAAGATTGGGAAAATTATTAAACATAATAAATACCTAACATCTAACTTTAGGGATTGTGTATATCGTCAGAATATTGAACTGGTTATATCTCGACACCCATATGATATCGCATGTGCGTCATGGGGTCAGGATTGGGATAGTTGTTTAAATATTGAAGATGGTCATAATAAAGAATGTATACATGATATGATAATTGCTAACAGTTGTATGATAGCTTACACTGTTTCTAAAACTAACAAAACTCCTCTAGGTAGGTGTTTTGTTATACCTTATTGTGATTACGATACTGGTGATTTTTGGTTACACCCTGCATCAACTCCGTATGGGTTGTTTCCGAAGGAGTGTAGGTCATCGTTACAGGAATGGTTAAATTTAAATTATAATGAAAAATACGTTGTACCAAAGTTAGATAAAAATAAAAATAGTATAAAATTTAAATTCCCTAACGATCTAGTTTATGATAATGAAGATGATCAGGAAATTGATTATATGATGTGTGATTATTGAAAAAATATTGTTTGGGTATAAATATTTAAACAATTGATAATTAAAGTTATGGCTCGTAAAAAGACTACTAAAAAGACTACTAAAAAGACTACTAAAAAGACTACTAAAAAGACTACTAAAAAGATTCCTAAAAAGGAAGTACCTGTAGAAATTGAAAAGGAAATACCTGTAGAAATTGAAAAGGAAGTACCTGTAGAAATTGAAAAGGAAGTACCTGTAGAAATTAAAAAGGAAGTACCTGTAGAAATTAAAAAGGAAGTGTCGCTTAATGAAAAGCGTAGACGTAGATTACTTGGTTTTAAATAAAGTTAAAAATAATTATCATAAACTAGTTTAATACAACAATATGATAATCAAGCGGTTATAGATTCATTAGTTTATAACCGCTTTTTGGTGAGCAGGTTACGAGAACGCGGGTTATTTTATAAATAATTAAACCAAAAAGTTACAAACGTTGTTGACTTTTAAATAAATTTAACTTAAACTACGTAAGTTAAAATAACCATATATATGAATAAACCAAAAATTTTTGACGAACAAGTTAGCCGTAAACCAGATTTATACCCGTGGACTGATCAATATATTAGAGCTATGTGGGAAGGTCATTGGACTGATAAAGAGTTCAACTTCTCTTCTGATATTCAAGACTATAATGTTAAATTAACTGAACAAGAGCGTGAGATTATTATTAGAACACTATCAGCTATTGGTCAAATTGAGATAGCGGTTAAAACGTTTTGGGCTAAATTAGGTGATAATCTACCACACCCTTCTATTAGAGACATGGGTTATGTTATGGCTAATATTGAAGTTATCCATAATAAAGCTTACGAGCGTCTAATCGACGTATTAGGTTTAGAACATGTTTTTGAAGAAAATTTGAAATTAGATTGGATCGATGGTAGAGTAAATTATTTACGTAAATACACCCATCGGTATTATAAAGATAGTAAAAAACAATTTATCTATGCGTTAATTTTGTTTACATTATTCGTTGAAAATGTTTCATTGTTCTCTCAATTTTATGTCGTTAATTGGTTTGGTCGTAAAAACTTACTGAAAGATACTAATCAACAAACAGCTTATACTGCAAAAGAAGAAGATATTCACGCTAAAGTTGGTATTAAATTGGTTAATGTTATCCGTGAAGAATATCCAGAATTATTTGATAATGAATTAGAAGAAAAAATTCGCCAAGAAGCTGAGGAGGCGTTTAAATCCGAATCTCAGATTATTGATTGGATGATTAACGGTATTGATGATGATAAATTAAATGCAAAACTTCTTAAAGAGTTCGTTAAGAATCGAATTAATGAATCACTTGACCAAATAGGTTATAAAAAGGTATTCGAAATCGATCAGGCTCTTGTTGAAAAGACTACTTGGTTTGATGAGGAGGTTCTTGGGAATTCGTCTACGGATTTCTTCCATTCTCGTCCAACTGAATATAGTAAATCTAATAAATCATTTGACGAAGACGATTTATTTTAATACTTTTAATAAAGTATTGGTTGTTGGTGAACTCGCGACCTTAAAATGATACTTAATACAGAGTTCTCATATATAATTAATAGATATAATAAAACAAAAAAAAATATGAGTTACGAATGGTTAAACGAAGATTCTCGTGTATTTTTATCACGAGGTTACTTAAAAGATGGTCAAAGTGCTGAAGATAGAATTTCAGAAATTGCTAATAATGCTGAAAAAATTCTCGGCATTGAAGGTTTTTCAGATAAATTTCAATCTTATGTGAGTAAGGGTTTTTATTCACTATCGACACCAGTTTGGACAAATTTTGGTAATGAGCGTGGTTTACCAGTAAGTTGTTATAACTCCCATGTCAGTGATACTATGGAATCTATTCTAGGTAAGACTGCCGAGGTTGGTATCATGTCAAAAATGGGTGGTGGGACATCTGGCTTCTTTGGTGATTTGCGATCAAGGGGAGCGCTTATAAGCGTTGGTGGAGAATCATCTGGACCAGTTCACTTTATGGAATTATTTGATAAAGTTGCTGATGTCGTTTCCCAAGGTTCAGCTCGTCGTGGTAGTTTTGCTGCTTATATGCCAATAGAACACCCTGATGTTGAAGAATTTTTACGTATTCGAGAGGAGGGTCATGCTATCCAAAATATGAGTATCGGTGTAACAATTGGTGACGATTGGATGGAGTCTATGGTTGGTGGTGATAAAGAAAAACGTAAGATTTGGGGTAAAATTATCAAAAAGCGTTTTGAAACGGGTTACCCATACATCATGTATAGTGATACTGTTAACAAAAACGCACCTCAAGTTTACAAAGATAAAGGTTATAAAATAAATTCCTCGAATTTATGTAGCGAAATTACTCTTCAATCCAATGATAAAGAATCTTTTGTTTGTGTTTTGTCTTCTTTAAACCTATTACAATGGGATGAAATTAAAAATACTGATGCTGTTGAAACATTAGTTTACTTCTTAGATTCTGTAAATGAGGAATTCATTGAAAAAACTAAAGATATTAAGTTTATGGAGGCTTCTCACAAATTCGCAAAGAGTCAGCGAGCACTTGGTATGGGTGTACTAGGTTGGCACTCTTATCTTCAGTCAAATGATATTAGCTTCGAAGGTCTGCAAGCACATGCTATCAATAATGACATTTGGTCAACGATCCGTGACCGAGCTGATCGAGCTACCGAAGAGTTAGCTGAAAAACTAGGAGAACCAGAGCTTCTGAAAGGGTATGGTCGTCGTAATGTAACTACTATGGCAGTTGCACCAACAACATCATCATCGTTCATTCTAGGGCAAGTGTCACCCTCTATTGAGCCTCTAAACAGTAATTACTTTGTAAAGAAACTAGCTAAAGGTAATTTTACTTACAAAAACCCGTATTTGATTAAGTTACTAGAAAAATATGATAAGAATACTAACGATGTTTGGAAATCTATTCTAGTTAAGGGTGGGTCTGTGCAACATTTAGATTTTTTAACCAATGATGAGAAGGGCGTTTTCAAGACATTTGGTGAAATTTCTCAAAAAGATATTATCACACAAGCTGCTAATCGTCAAAAATATATTGATCAATCTCAATCACTTAACGTTATGATTCCTCCAGAAACTAAACCAAAACAGGTTAGTGATTTATTGATAGAAGCTTGGAAATCTGGTGTAAAAACTCTATATTATCAAAGAAGTGCTAATCCTGCTCAAGAATTATCTCGTAATATTATGAGTTGTTCAAGCTGTGAAGGATAAATAATTATGATATGAATGAATTACCTATAATCGATTTAAAGAACGGGCTTTATAATAAAGATATTTCAAACTCTAGTTTAGATTTTGAAAAAAACCACCCTGTTAATAAATGTGTATCTGAATTAGACTTTCTTGATTCGGTTATAGGTATGTCGTTTAAATATATTGAGGATCATAAAAATATACGTAAATCATTGTTAAAAATCCAAGATAGACTAGTATATCTTAGATGTGAAATATTAACTCACCCACGCGATTGGTCCGAGTTTTATAAAAAAAATGAATGTATAAATAAAAAAGATATTGAATATCTAGATAAATGTTGTATAGATATTAATAAACATATTGTCGATAACGAAGAATTTGTAGGTAATTATGGTTCAGGTGGTGAATCATCTGCCTTTTTTGATTACGCTGAATGTGTGTGTAAAAAATTTGAAATAGCTTTACACGACTTAGGTGGTAATATACATAGTGTTAAAATATCAAATTATATAACTGGGTATGTATATAATTTGGGTTACTATTTATATTTAATAGCTAGATATTTAAGGGACTAATGGAATTATTTGGTATATTATACTCTATAAGTTTTATTATTTGTTATATACCTCAAATAATAAAACTTATACAAACTAAAAAATCTGGAGATATATCTATATCACTTTTCATTTTATCTATATTTGGTTACATATCCGCGTTAATATATGTTTTGACTGTGATCGGGTTTGATATAATCTTACTTATAAATTATTCAGTTTGTCTAATTTTCTGTATAATAATAACATTTTTAACACTAAAATATCGAAAATGTTATAAATAATTAAAAATAGAATTAACCACTAATACCTATGCTTTCAGTTAACAGTCAACAAATTTTTAATATTTCTCAAGCCGAAGATGGAAAATTTATAAAATTAGATACAACTAATATGCCAGAATTATCTGGATTCCCTCAAGGTGCTTATGCGTTATTAACCGTTCCTGTAAGCGAATTAGACGGTAGCAGTGATGGTAGATATCAAGATACACCTTTTTCTACCCAATTATCCACATCAGCTTCATCAAGTTCGCAAATAACTTCGGCTGACTATAAAGGTTGGTTAACTATAAGTGTTGATCCAGAATCATCAGATGTTGTATACGTTGGTTCAGGTGATGTCACAAGTACCGTTGGATATAAATTAAGTAGTGCCTTACATTCGATAACGGTATCTAGCGATCAGTTAAGTGAATGGCATGTTATAGGTTCAACTGGTAGTGAAACAGTTTTCGTGTGCGGTGCTTATATAGAACAATAACATGTTCAACAATTTCCCATATTTTAATGTTAAATCCGTTAGATTGGGGTCTCATTATATTACTAATGGTGCTGATCCCACTTATATCTTATCTGGTCCAATAACTGTAACCGAAGGTGATTCTGTTACCATATTATTAACATCAACCGATGTTGATAGTGGTGAAGTCGTTCCTTATATCATCACAGGTGTAACAACTGATGATATAAGCGGGGTTTCTTTAAATGGTGAGTTTGTCATAGGTTCAGTAGATTCTATAACATTAGATGTAACTGAGGATATTAATCTGGAAGGTTATGAAACTCTTGTTTTATCATTAGTTAATGGTGAAGATTCTATTTCAATAACAATTGATGATGGGATAATATCACAATTAGGTCAAAATATACTTAGTTTAGATGCTGAAGATGATGACAAATATGGGACTGATGTTGCAATAAACTATGATGGTAGTGTTATAGCTACTTCTAGTGCTCTTGCTGGTGATCCTAATCTTAAATCTGGTCGAGTTAGAGTATATCAACTTTCTAATAATAATTGGGCTCAAATAGGTCAGGATATTGATGGTGAAAATAGTGGTGATTATGGTGGAAACTCTATTGATATAAGTGATGATGGTAATATAATTGTAGTTAGTTCACACTTAAATGATGGTGGGTCAACAAATGCTGGTCAAGTTAGAATTTTCAGACTTGTTAATAATACATGGACTCAGATAGGTGAAGATATTTACGGCGAAGCCGCTGAAGATAGATTAGGTATTCGAGTAAGTATAAATTCCGATGGTTCGATGGTTGCTATTTCTGCTCCATATAATGATATTGATAGTATAGATAATGATAACTATGGTCATGTTAGAGTTTATCAAAACTTAAATGACACTTGGACTCAATTAGGTCAAGATATCGACGGTGAAAATGTTGACGATTTGTTAGGTTGGAGTTTAGATATAAATGGTGGAGGAACTATTATTGCAATCGGAACTCGTAATGATGATCAAGTATTCGATGATGCTGGAAAAGTTACAATATATCAGATAGTTGGTGGATCATGGGTTAAAGTTGGTCAAGATATTTATGGCGAAAACCAAGGTGATCTGAGTGGTCATGATGTTAGTTTAAATGATGATGGTACTATTGTTGCAATTAGTGCTCATCGTAATGATGATAACGGCAGTACTTCTGGTCACGTTAAGGTGTATCAAATTAATGGTTCAACTTGGGAACAACTTGGTTCTAATATAATTGGTGAAGCTGCTGGTGATCTGAGTGGGACTAGTGTTAGTTTAAATGCCGCTGGTGATATTATAGCGATTGGTGCTCCTAGAAATGACGATGGTGGTAGTAGCTCTGGTCACACGAGAATTTATGTTTATAATGGAAGTGATTGGGAGCAAATTGGTTTAGATGTTAATGGCACAGCTATAAGTGATTGGAGTGGGTTTAGTGTAGATATAAGTTCAGATGGAACTAGATTCATTGTAGGTGAACCGAAAAATGACGATGTTGCTGATAATGCTGGTCGAACTAGAGTATTTGAAATAAAACAGGAAACCCCTGTTGTAGTGTCAACATACAATCTGATCGCTGATTCATCTGTAAATGAAGGTCAGCAAATTACATTCACATTAACAACTGAAAATGTAGATCAGGGCACATCTATAAACTATACTATTATTGGTATATCAACTGATGATATCGATGGTTCATCATTAATTGGTAGCTTTGTTGTAGGGTTTATAGATTCAGTTACATTAAATGTAACTGATGATTTGTTATTAGAAGGTAATGAAACAATATCATTCATACTTGATAATGGTGGAGACTCTATTGATGTAGTAGTCAATGATGGTATAGTACCTATATATCAATTATCTAGTGATGTAATTAATATTGATGAGGGTCAAAGTGTTACGATAACATTATTAACAGATAATGTCCAAACTGGTACATCTATACCGTATACTATAACTGGTGTATCTTCAGATGATATCAGTGGGGCACCATTAACTGGTAACTTTATAGTAGGAACAACTGATTCTGTTACTCTTACTGTAACAGAAGACGCTTTAACTGAAGGTAATGAATCTCTCACTTTTACATTAGATAATGGTGAAGATGATATTGATGTTATTATCACTGATACATCATTAACTCCAATTTATAATTTAACTAGTAATGTAACTAATATTGATGAGGGTCAAAGTGTTACGATATCATTATTAACGGAAAATATCCAAACTGGTGTAAATGTACCATATACTATAACTGGTGTCTCATCAGATGATATTGGTGGAGCACCATTAACTGGTAATTTTGTAATATCGGAAACTAACGTTTTCCCTTATTCGTTCCCAGTTACTTTTGATGTTTCTGATAATATTATCAACTTTAATATAACAGAAGACTTTATAACTGAAGGTGTTGAAATATTCACTCTTACATTAGATAATGTTGGAGATTTTATCGACGTAACGATAAATGATACATCAGTTGAAACTTATAATTTATCTGGTCCAACTACGGTTAATGAAGGTGATATTATAGTTATTAATCTAACAACCCAAGGTGTTGTTAGTGGTACGTCTGTACCATATACTATAACTGGTGTATCATCAGATGATATTAATGGTGAACCGCTAACTGGTAACTTTATAGTAGGAACAACCGATTCTGTTACTCTTAATGTAACCGAAGACGCTTTAACTGAAGGTAATGAATCTCTTACTTTTACATTAGATAATGGTGAAGATGACATTGATGTAATTATTGTTGATACATCCAGAGACCCTATTTTCAATTTATCTGGTCCATCGATAGTTAATGAAGGTGGGTCTATTATTATTAATTTAGTAACTGAAAATGTTGTTAATGGAGTAAATGTACCGTATACTATAACTGGTGTATCTTCAGATGATATTAGTGGAGCGTCATTAACTGGTAACTTTATAGTAGGAACAACCGATTCTGTTACTCTTAATGTAACTGAGGATGCTTTAACTGAAGGTAATGAATCTCTCACTTTTACATTAGATAATGGTGAAGATAACATTGATGTAATTATTGTTGATACATCCAGAGACCCTATTTTCAATTTATCTGGTCCGACAACGGTTAATGAAGGTGATAATATAGTTATCCAGTTAGTAACTGAAAATGTTGTTAATGGAGTAAATGTACCGTATACTATAACTGGAATCTCATCAGATGATATTAGTGGAGCGTCATTAACTGGTAACTTTATAGTAGGAACAACTGATTCTATTACTCTTAATGTAACCGAAGACGCTTTAACTGAAGGTAATGAATCTCTCACTTTTACATTAGATAATGGTGAAGATGATATTGATGTTATTATCACTGATACGTCATTAGCCCCAACTTATACTTTAACAAGTGATGTTGACGTTGTTAGTGAGGGTCAGATTGTCACAATAACTTTAGACTCTGAAAATGTTAGTGATGGGACACTTATCCCATACACTATTACGGGTGACGGTATAACATCGTCAGAATTAGGTCTAAATAGCTTATCTGGTAACTTTGGGGTGAATAGTACTGATACGTTCCCATACACCTTCCCTGTGCCTTTTGGGTTATATGGTAATAAAATTATAATTACAGTTTCTAACGACTTTATAACCGAAGGTGTTGAAACATTTAATCTTACATTAGATAATGGTGAAGATTCTATTGATGTTACAATCACTGATACATCAGTTGAAACTTATAATTTATCTGGTCCGACAACAGTTAATGAAGGTGATAATATAGTTATTAATCTAACAACCCAAGGTGTTGTTAGCGGTACGTCTGTACCGTATACTATAACTGGAATCTCATCAGATGATATTGGTGGAGCACTATTAACTGGTAATTTTGTTGTAGGAACAACTGATTCTGTTACTCTTAATGTAACTGAGGATGCTTTAACTGAAGGTAATGAATCTCTTACTTTTACATTA